CTCCAATGGTTTCTGGTTTTTTTCTGTCTGCTATCTTTTTGGCAAGCGCATCTGCGGAGGCTTTTTTTGCTGCGTCTTGTTGGTTGGCAGTTTCTTGGACGGCCTGACCGACGCCATCCATAAGAGGGGTTGAGGTGATTGCTGCATTGCCAAGGTATTTCTTCTTATTGGCATCCGCCTGCTCTTGCGTGATTTTACCTTCTTTGACTTTTCTGTCTTGTTGGTCCGTGTATTTTTGCGCGCGCTTTTCAGCATCAGCTTTTTCAGAAGAACTAGCAGACCCCATTATGTTTCCAAGGGCTTCGCCTATTGCTGCCTGAGATTGTCCGATGTGGTCGGCAAGATAAGAAAAAGCATTGGCTACTGCTAAAATGGCGGGAGCAATTCCAGCCATCAGCCGGATTCCAAGCTGGTCAAACTGGTCTCCAATGGCATCCAGTTGCCCGATGGTTTCCTCGGACATGACCGAACCGGAGGCGGTGGCCGCGGCGCGCCCTTCATCTATTCCGTCGATAAAAGCGGGGACAAGGATTCCAGCTCCCCTTCCGCCTACCTGTTTGAAAGCGGATTTGATTTCATCATTGTTTCCCAGCTTTTTGAATTGGCCGGCGATGTTGTCCAGGATCTCGCTGGTGCCCTTGGTCTTCAGGTCGGACATTCCGACGCCCAGTTTTTGGAAAGCGCCCTGAGCGGCAGCGTTTCCACCCAAGGCTGCTAAGCGCGCGGCTCCCAGTTTTTCAAAGACTTGAGTCAGGTCATCGACGCTCCCGCCGTTCTGCTTAAGGACGTACTGCATTTGCTGCAAGTAATCAGTCCCCACATGGAGCCGGTCTGCCAGATCGGTGATGTGCCCGGCGTAATCAATCGTCTTTTTGGTTAGCGCCACGATGGCGCCCACCGAGAAGGCGCCGGCAATGGCTGACTTGATGCCGCCCAGCCCAGAGCTTGCAAACTTGCTGGCCTCGGACTGGGCACGGTTCAGACCGCGGGAAAACCCACTGCCATCCAAGGAGATTTCACCCACCAGTTTAAGCGCCACTTGAGACCTCCTGTTTTTCGATGATGGCTATTTCTTCCGGAGTCATCAACTTGATGGCGCCTTCGTTTTCGGCGTATTTGAAGTAATCGGCAAAGGCCTTGGAAAGGGGCTGAGTATCTAGGTCGTGCTGGGTCCAGCCGAGCTTGGAGCGGAGGACCACCTCCACGCACTGGGCCCAGTGGGCTCCGGAGCTTCCGCCGGACCGCTCTTCCCAGAACTTGGGGACAATGGACTGCGCCTCGATATACTCTTTGAAAAGGATTGCCTTCTCGTTCAAGTCAAAGACTCCAATCTTGGCGCCCCATTCGTGGATGGATTCATCCCGGCCATCGGATTCAATGAAGTCTGCAAACTCGGCAGGTTTCATGGAGCAGCACAGCACGCCCAAGATGAGATCGTCCCGGGTGGGGGTGCATTCCAGCTCAGAAACAAAGGCGCACTCAAACCGCCGGAGCAGCTTGTAGTGCGACAATGAAAAAGGCCGGAGCCGCAGGCCCAGAATCTGCCACGGCTCCGGCATTGTCGCCGTGAAATAATCAGCGGCGGGTTTCATGTTGTCAGATCAGGCAGGCGTGACGGTGATGCCGGCGTGCTGTTCAAGCGTGAGGGTGACCTTGGAGGCATCCGCATTGCTCTTGGCCGTTTTGATTCCAACCACCAGCCAGTGGCTGTCCACCAGCTCCGGCATGGAGGCGCAGGCGGAGATGTTGATGACGGTCCGCATCAGGCCCAGCAGGGTGGTTTGAGCCGCTACGGCAAGCGCGGCAGTCGTGCTTGAGGGGATCACTTCCAGCGTGGCCTTCTTGTGCAGGTTGTAGAACACGCGGGTGGACAAGTCGCCCGAAGCGTTCTTGATCTGAGCCTCTTCGTGGCCGGGTTCGTAGTCCGCGGACTGGAGGAGGTTGCCGGAGCCGATGCCTGTGATTCCGTCCGTTCCGGTAAAGCCGAAATTGACAAAAGCGCCTGATTGGGTTGCTGCCATAATTTAGTGGGGGATGGGGTTAGGGTTCAGTTGCGGTGACGTTGACGACGCACGAAGCGGTGTTGGCGCGCCAGTAAAGCGTTGCGGCGGAATCCGGAGGGAAGAAGCAGCCGCGGCCCGCTGTCAGCTTGCAAAAGATGTGAGTGCCGTCATTGGCTGTGGCGAGCTGGATGTAGTTGGTGCCATCCGTGTTCTTCACCATAAGCAGGTTGAAGCTGGACAGGGCGTCCAATGGAATGGCCGTCCAGGCTGTGGTCACAACCCAGCTCTTGGCGTAGTAGTCCGTTCCTGCAAGGTCCTCAGACAGCGACAGCGTGTCGGACACGCGGAGGTTGTTTTTTGTGACTGCAAAAGTGATGTTTGTCTGCTTCTCGCCGGCCATTCTATTAAGTGGTTGAAGTCAAGTTTCTCGGGCTTAAGCAGGCCTTGAATAAATGCGGAACTTAAAGCCGGAGCCGTGGAAGAACTCGGTATGCTCGCGCATGGGCGAACGGCCGGAGACCTTGTAGATGTAGATGCCGGAGGCGATTGAAGAGATGTCCTGCTCGATGGAGGCGGACATCATGGCCAGATTGAGGACCGCGGCCGCGGCCCTGTGATCCTCCAGCGAGGAGGTGATGGAATCACCATCCACCTGGCTCCGGATGGGGGTGCGTATTTCGACGATGCAGTTTCCCCAGAAGTTGCCAGTGTAAAGGGGCTCCTCCTCAAGATCGCCAGCAACGTAGACCAAGAGGGTTTGGCCGTCCTTGATGCCTTCACTTTCTCCAGCGAAAATGCGGTAGGTGCCGTCGTCGGCCTTCAAGGAATCCGGAAACGGCTGGGTGATGAGGTAAGCCGCCAGCGCGGTCTCTAAGGTTTCGGGATGCTCTGCCATCTATAAGACGGCCAGAGTCAAGTTTTACGCGGTCCGGATTCCCTTTGCTCTGGCAGACTCTTTCATTTTTCGCTCCATGTACTGCTTCATGGATGCGGTCTCCATGTCGATAGCCCTCTGAAGCGCCGGCTGCGCGATGGCTCCCATGGGGTCGGGCGTGGTAGACAGTTTAGAGAATGACGAGTTGATAATCTTGGCGATGCTGCGTCCGCCGGTGGCCAGGCTGTAGGATCCGAGCGGCTTTTTGATGGCGCTGGCTTCTCGGTCGGAGGGGGCCGCCTTGCTTTTGTTTTCCGCCACCGGTGCAAAGGCTTTGATGGCTGGTATCCAACCGGACGCCATGAAAGCCCTGGCGTCTTGGCGGCGCTTGATGAACCCCTTGACGGCCTCTTTCATGGCGGACCCGAAGAGACCCGGCTTGCCAGTTTTGCCGCGTCTCCAGTTTATGAGCAGGGCGGCAATGGGGACGCCTTCCGAGTTTTTAGCTAGGGACTTGCGGTTTTTACCTTTGGCCGTGGTGCGCGTGGTGTGGATGAGAGCCGATAGATCGTCTTTGATTTTGGACTTTTCAGGGCGGAACGTCTCGCGGCAGGCGGCGCGGGCTATAAAATAGGCCTTGGTATTGACGATGACATCAAAGTCCTTGCGACTTTGAGCGGCGTATTGCCTGATGGTGCGGTCAAATTCCCGCGTATTAATCTGGAAAGTGGCTGCCATCAGAGGCCTTGGGCGGCAGCATTGGCGGTAATCCGCACTTGGGCGCCACCCGGGGCGACGAAGACATCATTGATCCGATAGGATTTGCCGGTCTGGCCGGGGTACTTAAAGACCTGATTGCTGGTGGGCAGCACTGTGAAATCGGAAGCCAAGCAAATAAGAGACAGGTCTGAATCCATGGAGAGACCGCCGATGGAGTTATTCAGGCCTATACGGGCGCTGGCGGGCAGGGCGCGCACAAGCCGTCCGCCATACCATACGGACGGACAATCGCTTCCAAGCTCGTCCTGAAGCGATTGCAGGCCGTCCGCATGGTCGGCGTAGGCGTTCATTATCTGCGCTTGCGAGCCGGCAGGGCCGACTCCTTAGTTTCTGTAAGAATGGGCGGAACGGATTCGGGGGACGGAAGGGTTGCGCCTGCCGCAGCGATTTTGGCGCGCCCGGTGCCGATGGCCGAATAGCCGTCCGCTTCTTTGACATCCAGCACTTCGCCCGCGGCGCGTGAGACGCCAGCGATGAAGCATGGATAAGTGATTTCGATGAGCATTGTAAAAAAGGGCCGGAGCAGGTTGCCCCACTCCGGCCCGTTGACGTTTCCGAATTACGCTGCGCCGGAGTCCGTGGAGGCGGCAAAAGATCCCGCGTTACGCACGCCGATGTCGGCAAGCATATTGACGGTGATCTTGATCTGGTTCTTGTCGGCCAGCGAGTACGGGTCAACCGTGACATCCATCCCGATCCAGTCGGCGATGATGAGGTCGTTGAAGTTGCCGAAGATCACGCGGTTGGTCGGAACCTGGAGCGTGGCCATGGCTTGATACCCGTTGACCTGGTTGTTTTCCCAGATGAAGGACGGGAACGTGCTGCCGATTTTCGCGGCCGCTTTGAGCTTGGCGCGCGTGTTGGGCGTGGTGACGTAGGCGGGGTTTCCGCGCAACGCATTCGCATTGGCGACCTGAGTTTCCAAATCCACAATCTTGGCGTAGGTCGCCGCGGTTGTGAACGTGGTGGTGCCGATGCCCGAGGTGCTGAGGATGCCGACCGGGGATGAGCCGCTGCCGTCGCCGGCCAGCGCCGCACGATCCAGCTCGATGGCGAGGATGCGGGCAAAGTCCTCACGGACCAGCGATTCCACGTCCACGCTCGACTGGGCGAGCAACTGCTTGCTGATGGCGGAGACCGCCGAGAGGCGGTGGGGGCTCAGGGCCACCTGACCGAACGTCAGGTTGGAAGCCGTGGTCTGTCCGTTTTCAGCGACCCAGTACGCCGTCGCGCCGCCGCTCTGGCTGGGGATGGCGATGTTGCCTTGGAGACCGGACAGGGTGCGGGCACCCAGCTCCTTGGTCACCGTCATGTTGCGGAGCAGCTCGATGAGGGAGCCGCCCAGCACGTTGGTCTGCACGCTGTATTTGCCCGTGCTGTTGGTGGTCGCCGTCAGGTCGCGCTTGCTGGAGACCTCGGACGGGATGAAGAAACCGCTGGTGTCGCGGCCCGTCAGTTTGGCCATGGCTTCCGAAGCGGCGCGCTCAAGGCCGGCGTCTTTCCAGTTGCCAGTGACGTGAGCGCGGATCGCCTTGATGAGGCTGTAGTCCCGCACCTCAGCAACGCTCATCCCGATTTCCGAGCTGGTGTTGATGGGCTTGGCGGCCAACTGGGTTTCGGTGATGTGGCGATAGAAGTCCTCGGTGGACTTGCCTTCGCGGATGAAAGCCTGCGCGGCTTCAACGGCGTTGAACTTGCGGCCGACTTCCAAGATTTCGTTGACGCGCTTGAGCTGGCTGTTGCCGGCTTCCGCACGGATTTTGGCCTCGTCGATGACGGGCATAGAGGGTGTTTCCATATAAGTTTTTGTTGTTAAAGAGACTTCTGCGGTTGGTTGTTTTTCGGTCTCGGGAGCATTGCGCCCGACGCCGACGGTTTCATCTGCGGGAATTGGAACGGTAGAGGCCTCAAAAGCCTTGAAAGCGAACCGGCGAGTTTCCAGCCCGTCGATCATTTCAGACTTGAGCAGCTTGGTGGTCTGGTATCCGAAACTTACCAAGCTCCGGATTCCATCCTTCATATCGCCCAAAATTTCAGTTCCACGCTCAGAGCGGGACAGCTTGACCACGCCGCGGCCAATGCAATCAGGACCGACCGATACGCTTCCGCGCTTGAAGGCTCCCGCCTGGTCGTCGGGATTGTGATTCACCAGAAAGGCTCCGCCGGCGTTGAGGCGTGAAAGGTCGGCATTGCCGTTGCCATGGTCGAGGACTTCCATGTAGGTCTTGCCGGTAGTGTAATCGGTGCGAGCCACGGGCTTTTCGGACGAGAAGGCGATGGCAATCTCGCGCTCCTCGGGCGTGATGGCCGAGGCGTCCACTTCCATTTCCCGGTATAGCATCTTGGGGGCGCTCATTCTATCAAGGCTTGGGAGTCAAGTTTTCGGGCTTCTTTTTGTCTGGAATGACGGTCTGTCCGGGCATAGCCACCGGCTCCAGACCGTACTGTTTCATCATGGCCTGCTCTTCTTTGAGCGATTCAAACACGTCCTCGATGTCGCGGCCGGTCTCGGAGATGTTTTCCGTGCGCGTTTCGAGCAGGTTATTGACTGCAAGGATGGTGGCCTCGATGTCGGATTTGGGGTCTACCCATCCCCAGCGGCGGGGGCACCAGGTGTCTGCGGCAAACTTCGACAGCTTGGAGAATGGCAGGTTGATCTGTCCGGACACGATGGCCAGCGGAAGCCATTCACGGAAGACGGGGCGGAAAAAGGAATCAATCATCCAGTTCTGGATTTGCTTGAACTCTTCCCGATCTTCCAGCACGCCGGCGCGGATGGAGGAGTAGTTGACGCCTTCAAGGTCGTTCGCCAGGGAATTGTAAGAAACGCCCAGTCCGGAGGCCACGCCGCGGAGGGCGGTCTTGATGTACTCGCTGTAAGAGGTGCCAGGATAAGTGGGGTTGTTCTGGATGGGTTCCACGCCCATGGGGAGATCGGTCCACATTCCCGGTTCTGCCTCGCGCTCCTGTGAGCCGTCTTGCTGCATCTCTCCATTGAATCCCTCGGGGGTGGCCTTCTTGAACCAGCCACCTTGGCAGGCGGCGGCGCGGTAGGCTACCAGTGCGGCCTCTTCCATCCCGGACAACATCTTCAGCCGGAGCATGGAGGGGGCCAGCCAGGGGATGCCGACGGATTGCAAGCTGCGGTCGGGCCGGTAGATGTGGATGATCTCATCGGCAGAATAGCGCACACGGTTGAAACCGTTGGCGCTGTAAAGGTCGCCGGGGTGCCGGGTCCAAAGCCAATAGGCCACCGGCTTCTTCCACTCATCCAGCTCCACGCCCATCCGGATTTCGTTCCCATTAGCGGTGGCTGGGATGTTGTGGTAGACGTCGAGGTAATCTATTTCAATCAGTTGAAGCGAAAACTTGAACGGGTTATTGGCTCCCTTAACTTTGCGGACAAGGATGCCGCCATCCCGAGCGGTGGAACGCAGGATGATGCGGGCCATTTCATGCAGTGAAAGCTGCCCTGTGACGCCGCAGTTCTCGCGCTGACTCCAAATATCCCATGCTTCTTCCACACGGGAGTTGGCGCCCTTGTCCAGGACGCCGCCGGGGTCGCGGACTTTCATCTGCAATTTGACGCCGGTGGATCCGAGGACGTTGTTCTCAATAATTTTGAGGTAGCGCTGGGAATAGGGGTCATCCCGTTCCAATTGGCGGCAGCGGGACCGGAGCTTGACGACATCGTTTCTAGCCTCGGTGTCAGCGCTGGTGTTGGTTGTCAGCCAATCGTTGGTGATGCGGTTGAGCGCTGCCCCAGCATAATTGCGCTGGGCCATGGGAGAAGATCCCTTGAACGCCTTGATGGCATTCCCTATCCGGGTGGATAATTTCATCGTGGAAAGGTGAACCGCGTGAAGATGTTGTTGGTGGAAGACCGGCCTTGTGCAGCCATTTCGGCAGCTTCTTCTTTCAGGACAATCGTCTTGTAACGGTCGCGGAGCTTGAGCAGTTGCTCGGGCATGAGCCGGTTCAGGGTGGTGCCATCCACAATAGAGTTCAGGATGGAAGACGAAGCCCGGCCCTCGATGACCAATTCCACGGCATCCAGCGTCCGGCGCGCCTGCGTGCGAGTGTCCGCACCCGGGTCCAGCGTCTGGAGGTTCACCGTTACGATGATTTTGCCACGCCATACCTGAATACGCTTGCCAGTGACGATGGCGTAACCAGCCACCGAATACTCTCCGGGTATCAGGTTGGCGCTGTCGGTGGTCAAAATGGACAGCAGATGACTGGAACCCGAGGCGCTGGAGACGACATCCAGAGAGGAGAGGCCGTTCCCGCGGAAGCAGTAGGTCATCGAATACCCATCCGCTGGCCTGTAATCATCCAGGTATCTAGTCCAAGAAAGCGAGTCGCCGGCGGCAAAGGTTAGAGGCTCGGTTGTGGGTATTGGTTGCGCCATTAAAATAAGCGTGTCCGCTTACATAAAGGGGCAAGTCAAGTTTCCTACTTCCATCCAGAGATGAAGCCGCCGCGCCTGGGCGGACGATTAAAGATGGGGGCGGGTTTGGGTGTGGCCTTAACTATGGGGCTTTCGGGCTTGTTCTGGTTCAGGATGTAATCCACCTGCTGGCTTCTGTTGGCCATGTTCTCCTGTAGTTTCTCCCAGTTGACGTTGAGGACGTGGAGGGCGGCATGGTTATAGACGCGAATATCCAGCGCCTCGTTGCGCTTGTTGGGGCGTATGTTCTCCCATGTTTGGGTTTGAACTCCACGGGCCCACTTGCTCACCACCTTCTCGGCCGTCAACTGGGCAAAGAACTCATCATCGTAATGCTTTGGAAAATGAAGGTATCGGGGACCGGCTTCGGTAATCTTTAGGCGGGAATAGATTGTGGTCTTGAACTCGGACGTGTCCACCAGCAGAGCGGAGGATCTGGAGCCGCGGCGGGGGACCTCTACTGGGTGGCGGAGTCTTGTTTTCGCGCCTTTGATGGCGTAAACCTGAGCGGGTCGCTGGGATTTGACAAAGGCATAGGCCGCGGCGGTGGCGTACCCGGAGTCAACGCAGCCGATTTGGGGTCGGATTTTCCCATAGATGGGGTGAATAAACTCGGTGGCTGCAAATTCGGAAAGGTTTCTCCAGATATCCTTGGAGCTGTTAGGGTCGCCAATAAGGTAGGCGCGGCGGATTCCCCAGCATTCCTCGCCCATTCCCCAGCCCACAATCTCCGCCTCAATGCGCTCTCCCTGAATATCGGCTGCCCAGGTAAGAACCAGCACGCCTTCCGGCAGCTCGGTGACATAGTCTTCACGCCGGTTTCCAATGTCAGCAGGATCTATCTTTTCGCCAACTCCTTCCCAAGTCTCAGCCAGAAAGGTATTCACCCAGGTCTTCAAGGTTTCCTCTCCGCCATGCTTTGCTTCAAGAAACTGAGATGCCATTTGATGAAGCCTGGAACGATAGCCGCGCTTATGCTTGAACGGGGAATAGATGCCGTTGAGGTGGTAGCCGCGCTTGCCATTAAACTCGGCAGTGGCGCGCCACTCTCCGGACTTAATCATACCGACGCGCTGACCATCATCCAGTAGCTCCAAACATTTCTCGCACCGTAGCATAGCTTCCTCGGGCTTTCCATCAGGCCAAACCATGTTGCCCCATTTGAGGGTTTGATATTCTCCGCACTTGGGACATGGACAGAACCAGTAGCGCTGGTCTGTCTGCAAAAATTCGGACTCAATTCGGGAGAGCCCCTTGAGCGTGGGAGTGCTGGTGAGGATGATGACGGAATTGTAAAAGCTCTCGGTGCGTCGGATGGCGAGCGCGCACGGGTCGCCTTCCGTTCCGGCAGAGGCTGGGAATCGATCCACCTCATCCAGAAGCACGACGCGCCGCGGCCGGCCTGCCAGACCAGAGGGGGCGTTGGCTCCGACAATGGCGATGTTCCCGCCCGTGAAACTTTTGTGGAGGATCGTGTTCCCAGAATCCCGGCTGCGGTTGTCCCGCACCTTGCCATCAAAACAGGAGCAGTCCCGCAACATGGGAACCAGACGCTCTTTGCTCCAGCTCTCGGCGAACTCAATGGTGGGCTGGACCACAAGAATGGGAGCCGGGTCGCAGTCGATGAAGTAGCCGACCACGTTATTGATGATTTCAGTCTTGCCAGTCTGGGATGCGAACATGGCGCACACGGTCTGGACGGCATCATCATTCACGGCGTCCATCACCTCCGTCTGATAGGGTGCGGTGGCGGTGCGGTACTTGTTAGCCTGGGCGCTGGATTCTTTTGACAGATACCGGTGAGCGTTGGCCCATTGCGAACAGGTAAGGTCAGGAGGCGGGGTTAGTATCCGCGTCGTCTTCCTCAGCGATTGCATCACGATGCTCATTTTTTATGTGGATGGGTTCAATCAGGCGGCGAAGGTTGTTTATCAGGTCGGCCTTCTCTTCTTTGGATTGGCCACTGGCGAGGATTCCAGACTTTAAAGCAACAAGCACAGTGGCGAAATGGGCGCGGACATCTTCCGCCGGCAACAGCTCACGGCGAAGCGCGGCGTTTTTGATGGCTTGCGAGTCTGCCTGCTCGCGCACCAGGCGGAGCTTTTCGGATTCGATGTCGCCGAAGACAGCCCGGCAAATATCTGTCGTGGCGTATTTGTTGTCAGCACCAGCCAGGACGCCAGTCCCGGCGATGCGAGAAGCCAGTAAAGTGCGGCTGCATCCGAACTCTCGGGATGCCGCCTCCACTGTCCACCGAATTGGCTTGTGAGCTGACATGTCTAGTATTTTTCCTTACTTTATCGCTAAAGGCATTCGGGACTCGGTCACC